AGGATGCAGCGGAAGTAGCCGAGGATGCAGCGGAAGTAGCCGAGGTAGTAGCAGAGGCAGCATCGACAATTAAAGTCCATTTAGCAACGTCTGTGTTGCTTGAAATCGGCTGTGAGCCAGATGACGTGTGGGCTGTATTGCAAATATAAATATTGTTATTGGATGTGTCCTTGATGAGATCACGTATGGCATAGGCGGTAGAGGCTGCCCAGTTACCCTGATATACACCAATCTCTTGAGTTGCCTGTAGGTCTCCAGAGGTGTCAAAGGCCAGTAGCTTACTGGCTCTCTGGGCTGCGGTCTTGGTAATAGTGACCGTTCCTGCGTCCGTAACGCTCTCTGAGAACCTGAAGATGTCTCCAGTAACCGTGTTATCAACATCTTGTACCAGCATGGTCAGCTTATCTAGGGCTGCCTCATGTGTCTCTGCGGGAAAGCTGTCGTTCTCTACATAATCCGTTGCCTGAGTACGGGCGATGTTACGGGCTAGGGCAACAATTTCAAGATTAGCCGGGGTATTACCTGTGGTAAAAGTTACATTCCCTCCAGAGCTTTCCCCCGCCCCGCTTACTGTGTAGTGTGTCGTCAACGTTTTCAATACGTTATCAACATAGACCTTGATTTCTGAGTCTGAGAATATCTTAAAGGTATAGGCGAATACATCTGTGCTACCATTAGCTGTATAGCTTACCCTAGTGGTAGTGGTTGATATGGTCATTTGTTACCCTCTAATTTAGCTGAATAGAGATCACGGGCTTTCATGGCACGCCCGAAAAGATCATATTTATGGACAACTTGGTTCCGGGCTAACGTCTTAAAGGAGTTATATATATTGGTCATTATTTCTCGTCGATCATTCATTCGCCCATCAGCGCTGGCAGGGGCTTTTATATAAAACTCTGATTTCCTTGCCCTACGCCATTCCTCTAGTAGAGTGCGCCCACGATTATTTTTAATAGAAGGAATGAGCTTCGTAAACTCATCGTACTCGTAAGGATTCATTCGTACCGAATGTCCCCCTACTCCGACGTTTACTATATCAGAAGGGGGAGATAAGTCTAGCTGTAATTGCCCACGCTTAACTATATTACCTTTCATATCAACTTCTTTGTCCTCCCCTGCACCGAAAATGTGGCGTAGGGTATCATCTGTCTCAACCTTTTTGAATGAAAGGAATGAAATCATAGGATTGGTGAGGAATCCCGGTAATCCTGTATCTGGCCCCTTATCATGCTTGACTGTACTACCTATGATATTTCTTCTCTTGGGCACCAAATCAGAATGACTAGGCGATACAGCTAATAACTTGGCGACTACTCCACTCCAATCCATTGGCATAGCCTCTGTACTACTCCCCGCAGTCATCTTATAAGTTTTAAGCTCTGGGGCTTCAGGGTCTTTAACCTTTTCGTAGGCCCGTAATATCGAGGGCTGCATCGTACCCACAATAGACTTAACGGCCCTCGCCCAATCTCTACCTTCCATGCGATCATCTGCTACAACTCCAAGTAACTTATGAAAATTAGGTGCCCAAGTACCGCTGATTAGATGCTTCTGAACTGAGCTTGCTCCCTGCCAAACCAGATCAGTCCACATCTCTGGGTCATCTGGGTGTGCGTCCATAATAGATGCGACATCAGCGCCCATAGCCAAGAGATTAGAGTAGGGGGCAAATCGTGAAATATCCATCCAGTATTCATCGCTATTGCCTACAGCGAAGGGCCGAATCTTAACTGATATCTCTTGATCGATACCTATTTCCTCACGATTTTTACGTTCCCAGTATTTCCGTGATCCCGTTCCGGTCATCGTGCCCTGATTATACATATGCGCCCCCCAGAACATTAACATACTGCCGTAGGCCATACGTCCCATTTCCAGCATTCTCTCAGAGCCACCATTTTTAAAACTTTGGTTGCCGATAAAACCCATAGGAGAATGGCGTACCATCAACTTGGGGATGTTTGTTAGAACCTTTACAAAGGGTACCATTAGCTTAATGGATGGGTGCATCTGGGTGATACCCGTAATCCTTGAAACAATATCACCCGTATTCTGCTGGAATGTCATCAGGTTGGCAAAGTCTTTGCCTTGCTCATGGAATCCCCCTAGACGATCCTGAAACATCTTGGGGTTGTCTATAATATCTTTATAAAGCTGGTTGCTTGGTGTCCAGCCCCTTGAGTTCTTGAAAGCATATTTCCATGCCTTGCTATGCAGTTGCATTTCATAGGAAATGGACTTAACAAACTCATCTTCAAGTAGCAAGAATCTCCCCGGTAATCGGTTAAGAGTACCCATGAAGTCTAATCCTAGACCTATAGCAGTACCCTCGGCCCCACCAATGCCCTCTCCAAAATGTTTTGCAGCCCAATGCTTCGCTGAATAATTCTCAATCTTAGCTCCCTTGGTAATCAACTGCTCGTTTGTTATCCCGGCTCTAAGCGAAAGTCTAAAGGATCGTGACAAGCCCTGTATCAAGCCATACATAGAGCCAAACGCTTCCCTAAATAATACCTTGTCTGAGGCTTTGCTTGCCATGAAGGGTATCTTTGAGATCGCAGCAGCCGTAAACTGGGAGCCTACATGGGAGACAAGATTGCCTACCCCTGTAGCTACATTCAGGGCGTGTGTTGCAGGGTTGCTTAAAAGCCCCTGATTGATCCATGCCTCTATAAACTTATTCCAGTTACTACCCTCCCCCATACCCTCAACCATAGCGTTGCCCATAGCCTGTGCGCCACGTTGCTCGTATGATTGAAGTAACATAGAAGCCATACGGTCTATATCAGTAGACCCATATTGCCCTGTCCTGAGAGCGTGAACCCATTCTGACTTGGGGAACAAGTCTTGGCTGATTGTCTTATTGAGAAGGTCTTTTTTTACAGCTTTAAAGGCGTGCATACTACGACTTGTTGTAGTCCCCGCCTCTTTAAGAAATGAAAAGGCATCAACCTTGTTAATCGTAGTACGAACAAAATTGCGTATAGCCTCTTGGTAACGAGGATCGCCTGACTTTAGGGATTTAAGAAACTTCATTGCTGCTAAATTCTCATAATGAGAAGACCGAGCCAACAATCCGAACGCATGAACCTGAGCATCATTCAATCCTAGATTCTTAGGAAGGAATCGAATTGTATCTATGTCTAACCCAGCGTCTATATACATCGCACCTTCTCTTTTACCTATCTCAGCGGTGCGGGGGCCAACAACGGTTAAAGACCCTCCAGAGCGAACATTCTCATGGGTTGTACGTTCTGCCGATTTAAGATTTTTATTAACCTGCTCGGCTATATCCTCAGCCAACCATACCTTTTCTTCAAAGTCAGTAGCCTCTATAAATTTCTTAGCTAAATCAGGATTAGACTCTAACGCTTCTAGCGTAGCTTTTGGGCCACCCCTAGTAACCTGTAAATTTAATACTTCTTTAGGAACAATAAATTTTAAGACCTTTTCTCGCTCTCTCGCTAAGATATGATTCGGATCATCTACCACCGAATGCACACCATCATCACTTATGTCTAATATTTTCTTACCTCGCCTCCCCGTTTTCCACCGCTTCCCTGCCTCAACTGCCGTCTTTCCACGCTGCACCTCTAATAGCGTAGCCAATTTCTCTGTCATGCTTGGTATCTTTCCAGCTATGGCTTTAGCTGCTGGCAAGATTGCAAGATCAGCAAAACCGGAGAAGAAACCTTCCTGTAACGCATTACGTAAGCGATTCAATCCCTCTGGGTCATTTGGGTCAGTAGCCCAAAACTCTCCTATAGCCCCACCTAAAGCGTTGTCCATATTCACTAGATCGTTACCAAGATTTTCATGGTGCGGAGAGAAGGCTGTACCCCCTGCCATAGTAGAAGCCATCATATTAGAGGTGATCTTACTTTTAGATAGAGCTTGTCCTGCCTTCCTCGTAAGGCCAGTTGCCTGTAATCCCTTGGAGAGTAGTCCAATACCCCTAGTCCACGGCAGCCAGCCAATCATAAATTGACCGATACTACGTGCTGTTTTTCCTGCCACACCACGTCGCTCTAAGCTGTCCATATATTTAGAGATTGCTCTTGCTTCATATTCTGGGGTGCCAAATAAATTCAGGGCTTTAGAAGCTGATACCGCTAATTCATCTATACCGTAACCAACACCAGCATATAATCCAACGGCAGCATCAGATGCACCGTCTAGGAAACTGCCCAGCAAACCTCGTTCTTTCGCCTCCTGCGGAGTGGGCTTCTTGACTTGAAGGCTTTCCGGGGTGCGCATTTGAGGGTAGTCGTGATTATTCCACGATAAGTAAGCAGCTTCTCCGATAGCCTTATCGTACTGCCCCCTCATCTGTAGATGCTCCGCATTAAGCGTTTGACCAAATTTCTCTGCCAAATTAGCATCCTTGAACATGGGAATCTCAGCCATGTACTTGTTATATAGTCTTTGTCGTTCGATTTCTTCTGGTGTCATTTAGACAGCCTCCCATTCCTCCGACTCTACTACTTTACCTAAATTCTTTTTATTGATTTCGCCTTTAGCCAGCTTATCTTTCTCGTATGCCTTTAAAGTGGGGATCTTCTTAAACTCTTTAGCCGACAAACCAAAGTCTTTGGCTGTGCCTAGCTCTGCCCGTAATGATGCCCCCTTACCCATACCTGCACCAAATGCCTCGTTTAGACGGTGACCAAGGCCATAGATAGAAAAACCCTTATCTTGTATTTCTTCAAGAATGAACTTCAGTCTCTCTTTAACACTCCTTTGATCTAATGGCTTTCCACCTGTATATTTATCACTACTCTTTAAAAATCTCTGATCTGCGAAATTCACCTCATCTGCAACATACAATTTACCTTTATGCCTAATAACACGCCCCTCACCAATAGTCATCTTGGCGTTATACGCAGGGTCAGTCCACCGAATATCACTTGCACCCATCTGGTAAGATAAGTTCTTGCCACCCTCCTTATCGTAGTCTGAATAAGAAAATTTATAGCTACCTGTTCTACGACCTCTTTCAATAGCAATCTTAGCAACCCTCCGCACCTCAACTTGCTCATCTGCCTTAAATTGCTTCATGGTACGAATACCATCAAAGCCGAATAGATTTTCCCTAGCTGACTTAACCATTGTTGGCTCTAGGGATGTACTGGCCTTGGATTTACTAGAGAAGAAACCATCAAAAAAACCAGCCTCTTTCTCAGGTTCAGGGGGCGCTTTTTTAAGGGGCTGGGGTTGAGGCTGACCAACCTCTGGCAATTGTAATGTTTGCCCAGCCCAGATTTTATTTGGATCAGCAATTTGGTTCAACTGCATCAGTTGCTCCATAGGTATCTTGGTATCACGGGCTATTTCCGATAAGGTATCTCCAGATTGAATTACATATTGGCTAGGCCCTTGTTCCTCTGTGGCTGCATAAGCAGAGCTAGGACTTAAAATATCTCCCAAGGCAGCTAAGATATTATCCATAGTGCCCTCCTCTTCCTGCTCTTCGGGAACTAAATCGGAGAAGTAAGCCTTTCTTAAATCGTTTCTCCTTGGTGCGCCTTGCCCAGCCGGGTCAAGTAGCATCTCCTCCTTAACCCTCTCGTAGTCTCCCTTTCTCGCTGCTTCAACTAATTTCTCGTATCCCAAAAGCCCACCTCCGGTACTATATTCTATTTCGGTGAGCAACTCTTGCACTCTCCTAGGTTGATCTTCGTAAGAAATATCCCCCTCGCTAAATCCCTTTCCGATATCTGGGCCATTGAATCGTTTATGCGCTAACGCAGACTTCTGGCTAATAGCATACGATAAGGTAGCATCAGCAATTTCTGACTCGGATTTGCCATCAGTCCTCATCGTATCAATCATAGCCTGCACTTCTGGAGTAACCTTTACTCCATAGCCATAGTTTGTCTGCGTTACCGTCTTACTTGGGTCAGAGTGCATACCGATAACTTTATTGTCTGCCTCTGCTCTTTTCAAATACCCAACCAGAGAATCTTCTATCCCCAGATTTGATAATTGCTGGGAGCGTGGGATAGCGGAAGCGGTTTGAAACTGCATGGTTTGGTTGGTTGATTGACCAAAGTTCAGCTTATCAATATTCTCCTGTGTAGACACTTCACTTGGAAGACCCGTGGCTTGCCTATACTCCTCTGTAGTGGCATATAACGGTTGCCAGTTCCCTTTTCCCGCTTTTCTTTCGGAAGGAATAACCTTATCAAACTCTCTTGCAAGCTCGTCACGCAAGGTGCGGTAATAACGTACCGTGTCTTCACCCTTACCGAGTGACCCGTGGATAAGCTGGCCCACATGATTTAATGCCTCATTGACCCGTTTTCCTAGCTCAGATTCTGGGCCTCCATTCCTGATTTTTTCAAGCATCTGTGGAGCATTTTTTAGGGCTTGTTGATGTGGTGCATAATCTGTAGTAGTAGCCTCTTGGGGTTCTGGAGGGTTTAAAAATTCCTGAAACTCTGTGGGGGATGTATCCTTTTGGGTGAAAAAAGGCATATGTTGTTCAATGTCAGCGTCCGTTAAACCCTTTTCTTTTAGGACAATCGATCTAATCGCAGTAAGTTCTTTTCCCACCTGTTCCACCGCATTAAAGAAAATATCTGGCATAACCTCAGAAAATGTATCATGGTACCAAACCGATAATGCCTTCAGCGAACTGAAGGGATTATCCCTATGGTATTGTTCTATCCATTCGTTAGCTAATTTATTAACCTTTGGGTCTTTCCCGGCTATCTGATCCGCTGTAAGTTCATCTTGCTTTAGGAAACGTGCCACATCGTCACGCATCTGAGTGTTTAAATCAGTCGCTTTTTTACGGGCCTTAGCCTCAAATACGCTGCTAACTTGTTCGGTTGGATTGATGGTAGCTGCTGATGTCACCGCATCAGTCACAAGCTCTCCTACTTCAAGGTTTGTTAGGGCTTCCACTCCACCAGCAACCGTTTTGGGAAGGTCTTCCACTGCCCGGAGGAGCGAACCCTTTGCCGAACCTACCCCCTGCCCCAACGCATCTCCTATTTCAGCAGCCTTTGCAACAACTGTGCCTACAAAGGTACCCTTTAAAGGATCGGGTGCTTCGCCCCCCTCCGATACCTCTTCCGATACCTCTTCCTCGCCCGGAATTTCCTGAACGTTTTGGTTCTGTTCGTTCTTTATTTTCAGCTTTTCGAGTAGATCACTTTTGTAAGTGGCTGTTTTCTTTTGGTGTTGTTCGGCTTGCGAGCGATTTTGGGGGAAGGTGCCTTTAACCGCTTCCTTATTAACTTCTTCTATTTCTTTCTCTTGTTCCTTTGGAGTAAGTTCAGGAATGACATCATGTAAATTCGCAGCTTCACTTTTCTGAAAAGCCTGATGCTCTTCCATGAAAATCGTTGTTACTAATTCACGATACTTCTCCCCCCATTCTTGGGGTGTCCAAGCCTTCCAGTTCTTTTCTAAGAATGGGCTATTGGGGTCTTGATCCTTATTTCTGTATGCTTGCTCCACTCTACGCATTACAGCGTTTGTAATATTAGCTAAATCAACATTGCCAAGTTTTATTTGACCCGCAACCCACGCTGGTGTTCCAAGTACACTTGCGCTAAAACTCTGCGTGGCTTGGCCCCCCATATACTTATCCTTCACATTAGGGCTATTTGCGATGTGCGGGATAAGTACGTTTAGAACCCTTTGCCTTCCTATTGTTTCCTCAACCTTTTTCACATCTCGACTACGCAAAATCTGCATAATTTTGGTTATTGTCGCAGGATGAGTCTGCCCAATCTGCGCCTTTAAAAAGGCTTGAACCCCCTCCTCATCCCAAAGCCCAGTTGGGATATCCATATACCCCTCTGCCACCAATTGAAGATACCCTTCAGAATCAGGCTGGGTAAACTTTTCAACGATCATTTGGTTGGCTTGCGTACTATTAAAATATCCATCCATCTTCTCCCTTAGTTCTACAGCCTGTGAATGCAAGCCCCGTAATTCAAAAGACTTTATTGCTTTCTCCGCAAACTCTTCGGTAAGGGTACCCTTCGCAATCAAATCCCCAAAATGCGCAAATGTCTTCTTAATCAATTTTCTGTGTTGCAGTGCATCGGTTTTTTCTTTATCTGTTATAATGCTATTCTGCCTGCTAACCTCCTTATGGAAAGTTGTTAGAAATGACTGATAAGCTACAGAGTGATTTTCTTCACTAAGAGTAATGTCGCCAAACTGACCTTTGAATACGGCAAGCATTTCAGCAGCAGTATCAGGCATCGAGGACGGATCGCTTGCATAATCCATCGCTAGTGATCGACCCATCAATTCCGAACGATTAATAAGAGCTTGCTTGATAAAAAGGTCTTTGTGCAGTTGCACGACATCAGGAGAAATAGAACCTATTGCTACCCTCTGGTCAATGCGTGCAAGGCCTTCTTGTAGAGCAGTAGTTATATTAATGGATTCTTTGTTGCTAATTTCGCTTTGCAATACCTTGTTTTGTAATACTAGGGCGCTATCGGTTTGAGTGAACCGTTGATTTTCAATCTTTGCATAGGCCGTTGAAGCTGACTTTCTAGCATTAACCCCTAGTTGGGCAAGGAAGGCTTGGGACTTGTGATCCCCTCCGATACGTTCCGCAGTTGCTTTCTCTAGTTCTGAAACTTGATTAGTATATTGAGAGTATAGTTTTTCACGACCACTTAAATCACGGGTACTAGCCATGTCTTTTTCAAACTGATTAGTAAGAGCATTCCACTCCGATCCAATTTTTACCTTATCATGTTGCTTTTTCACCTGATCTATGTAGATGGCAGCCTGACCCACCTTATCCACCATATTACCAAGCTCTTGACTCATAAGCTGACCGGACTTGGCTAGAGTCTGTCCGATACCATAATTCATGTAGTCAATCTTCTGTACCGGAACATTGGCACTAGTTTGGCTAGTAGTAGGCAATAAGACGGGATTGCTTACGGGCACTCGTTCGGTAACTTGTAATGGTGATCCTATTTTAGCCATAGTTTATTAGCCCTCACCCCGGTAGTGGCCCGAAAGGTTGCCTTGGTGTTTGTCCAAATATTGATTGGTTTTGTGCTGCCGATGTAAAACCAGAAAAAGAAGGCCCAAAATCAGATATTAATGAGGCTTCTGGAGTTACAGGTGGAGTTACAGGTGGGGTGTTAAAACCTCCTAAACTAGCATAAGTTCGAAGCCCTCCAGAAATCCCCCCTGCGATACCACTTATAAGTGCTGAATTTGCTTGCTGTTGGGCAGCGTATGCTTGAGTTTGCCCTGCATAATAGTTCATACTTCCTTCGTTAATTATGTTGGCTCTACGGATATCTGAGGTGTATTGTTCCATAAAGGCTTGTTGCATTAAGTTATTGAAGTCTACCTTGCCCTTATACAGCGTCATATTAGCATTCTGGCGTACTTGGGAGGCAGCCTGAATCCCACGCTGTTGTATATTAGCAAGGTTTAGGGAGGCTGCATTCGCATCAGCGATTGCCACGGTAGTTGGGCTACCTGCCATTGTTACCCCGGCTGTACCCCACCTAGCCCTCTTCTCGGAGGTAAAAATATCATATTGGCGAGAAGCGATAAAGATATCGAAATCATTCTGTAATTCAATCTCCTCGGCCTGACGATCTATAATGAACGCATTATAGACTGCCTGTTCAGCAATCTGCTCCGCATTCGCCTCTACAATGGATCGTACGGCAAGGCCACGGCTTGCCTCCATCTGGGCATTAATTTCAGATATCTGCCTGTTGTATAAAGCGGTAGCCTGTGCAGACCGTGAGGATGCCTGACCTGACTTATACCCACCAACTCCCTGTAATACGGAAGACCCGGCTGATATCGCTGCTGCTGTGGTTGCCTCCATGCCTTACTCCCAGATAGCGTACATACAGTTATCAATGGCACCGCCACAATAGTTGTGCATGGTACCCTCGTATTTAAATCCTAGTCTCTTTACAAACTCATGTAGCATGGTGTAGTCGGCTATGACCTGTGCCTGTACTCGCTTCAATTTATACGTGTTACGGAAATAGTTCAAGAAAAACTTCATAATCTTATAGTAGGTAAATTTCTGATTTGGAATCTGTGGAGAGCCTACCGCCCAAACCTCTCCTACGTGTTCCCATAATAAGTTCATTCCTCCAATAACTATGATCTTATCGTTGTAATACGCAGTATAAGCCTCTACAGCCTCCTTTTTGATGGCCCTAGCCCATTGGGTGTCCGACAGCTTAATCGCCTCTTTTATCCCTACCTCATGCGGTCTAACCAGTAAGTGTTCAAAATGCTCAACCTCGTAAGGAATAATTGTAATCTCACCACATTGACGAAGTGGAGATTCAGTCATTAACATTCAACTCACCAGACATTGAGATTAATGTCATACCTAGCGGTTGTTCTTGTTTCACCGTAATGGTTGCGTCAACCTCTTTCCAGCCAAGGCTGGTTATATCGAACTGCCCCGTAAATTTAGGCGGGGCTGAGTCCATAGCATCTCCCCCAGTTCTAAAGACTAACTGGTTATCGTTCACCGATATCCCAAGTGTTTGATACAGATTCAGGATAATACGGTTCCAAGACTTCTTTTTACCGAATGACGACCCATCTCTCTGGGGTACTTCGGGTTGAAGCGTTGTCAGTTCTGTTGGGTAATGTAGCCCTATATAAGCCGTGCTTACGGCTGCGGACGTTGTAACCGTACCGCTGGATACGATAGCCCGTGAGAAGACTGCGTCATCTCCAACGATTTGAACGCATTGTCCCTCCAAGTGATCTAGGCCACTAAGTGAGCTAACAGCAGACCCAGAGTACGTTAATCCTGAATCTACAAAAATAGCTGGATCTAAATACTCTACATACCGTACGGTATTACCGTCTACGGTACGCTTGATACTGGCCCATAGCTCATCCGATTTACCATCGGCAGATGGGATAACAGCCACACTTTCAACTACAGCCTGTCCTTGGTTGGTGACGGTTAACCGTGTGCTATCGGAACTGGTAATCGAAAGTAAGTTCAACCCAGCAGCCTGATCTGTTACGGTCACTACATTAGCTGCGGGATTCGGGGCAGTTAAATTGGTCAAAGCATTGATTCCCAAAACACCACCAGTACCAATCGCTATATTGTCAGCAACACCATTGTTAGACCCATCTCCTAAAGAAAATTCGTTTGGGCTTGCCGGGGGGTCATCAGCGGTAGCCGTCATTATCTCTGTCGTACCATCTGAGAGAGTAATGGTAATCGTGGAACCTGCTGCAATATTAGCTGCGTCAGTCACCGTAATCGTGGCTTCACCGAAATAGCCCCCTATGGGGTGCTGGTGCCAAGCTACTACCTGTTGATCTCTCTGGTAAGTCAGGCCGATTAAGGTGCCATCGTCACGCACCGCCCAGATAATTGAATCAGGCTCCTGCTGGTAAGCCATGTGCGTTATGCCATCGCCTGTAATATCCTCGGCTAAAATCGTTAAATCTGGGGCCACATAACCCTCGACGTTTAGATCGAAGATCATCTGGCGTATCTTTTTAGTGGCTCGTTGGTTGAATAGAACGGCACGCCCCGAAGTGACGGGGGTTACGGTACTGGAACCGTACTTGGTTTCTTGAACGACACGGACATTAGAGGGGGTAACTGGGTTGCCGTTGCCGTGTAACTTGAACTCACCTCCAACGGTTCCTACTAGAAGAACATCAGAAGCCTTCATCCAGCGGATAACATTCACATCATCTGTAGCTAAAGTAAATTCTACGGATTCATCATCTAAACCCGTGCCCTGATCCATGTTTAAGAAGTCGCCTGACTTACTCGCCCACATCGTTTGAGGGTTGTTGTCCGTACCCGCCCAATACAACCGTTCCTCAAAAAAGGTCACACATCGGGGATAGTCCCCTGCACCCCCTGCAAAGTTAGAAGGAGCAGAGGAAAAAGTGAGGGTGCTAAGAGTCCAAGATGTATGGCTTGATCTCGTTAGCTTGCGGGGTGCGTGGCTAGAGTGAGCTATGTAGAGAGTATCGGCTGATTGGGCAAAGTACAGATCAAAAAGCTGGGCTTCTGTAAAAGGCGTTGTAACCTGTACGGGAGAACCACCAGATTCTATCTGACCATTATCCTTGTAAAAGCGCACATAAAGGTCGCCAAATTCCAGAATGTATGCTTGCGTAACGCTAAACTCAAATCTTACTAATCTTACTTTCTTGGAATTTGTTTGTACTCCTGCAACATAATGAAACCCTCCTCGACGCACTACACCGCCATGAGGAAGGCTGTAAGCATTCTTCTGTAACTTCAAACCATTATTATACTTATTGATATCTACACGCCCATGCAAGCGTGGAGATAACTGACCAGCGGTAAAATTGGTTTGGATAGGCCATGTTTTAGCCATTTAGCGTAGCCTAACATCAGTCAACGTATCAGATACAATAACTTCCGGGGTGCCTTCTTGGGAATCAATCGTCCGTGCTTCCCTGATAATCGCTTCATACATGGTACCCATGTGGTTCATTACTACATGAGAACGTGTAATCGGGAACGATAATTTCCAAGCCATGCGGAACACAAGCGCTTGATACAGCAGGGCATCAAATTGGCTTGCATCGGTCAATCTCTTAATATAAGTGATATCAACCGCTGACTCCTCGGTTAGTAGCTCCCTGCCCTGTACCTCGTAATCGAGCTTGATATCCCCGGTAACAGTTCGCACATCTAGGACACGCAGACAATATGGATCAGTTGGGAGTGTGAACTTATACTCCCAAGCAATAATTGGAGTCCCTATTAAAGAAGCCAGATTAGCAGTTGTAATAGCACAATTCCAACGATGGCCTCTCAACACCGCATCCCGTTCACTGTCGTAGAAACGGTTGACTAAAACAGCATTGGAATCATTGTCCGTGAAACTCGTAATCGTATTTGCCCCCAACACAAGCAGGGCTTCATTTGCCAGATCAACTTTAGATGCCATTTATTTTTTGTGTTTAGGTTTCTTATTCTTAACTTTCTGCCCCGTTTTCCTTGCCATCTTCATAGCTGCACGCTTGCCTTTTTTCGAGTAGCTAAAATGCTTGGTGCCTACGGTTGGCATAACATACTCCTAGTAAAGTAAGGCGGTGACTCCCGTAGCCCAAGAGCCACCCCCAAACTATTCAATCCTAGTTAGGATCAGCGTACATGATATGAAAATCAAACGTATCTCCTGAAACAGCCTCACCTGCTGGCATAGAGAATGTAAGAATCATCTCACCCGTTGTCACATAACCAGTATCATGCGTTGTGCTTTCGTGGAAATGTGTAACAGTACGTGCGGAAGCAGCGTCAATCACGGTACAAAACGCATTGACATCAACTGCTACTGCTGCACCCGTACTTTGGGTTGTATGCGCTGCATAACCAACATCTACCGTAGACGATGCCTCTAAATCACTAATAATGACAAAGGACTGCGGTAAAATGCGTACACCTGCTGGAATCACCATCACATGCACAACATCTGAAGTAGTAACAGCACCAGTATATTGTGCATACCGATAAGTTACCCCACTCCAAGAAGTAGGTGCATTTTTGGCTCCTGTGCCTGCCGAAGCGGTGGTGTATTCTGTGCTTTTTAAAGTAGCCATATCACACCTCCGTTAAGAATCAGTACAGGCAATCTCTACAACCTTTTCGTCTTCGATGCGAACCGCACCTAGACACATCTGGGCATAGACCTGTGTACTATAGTTTTTATCTGGACGCTCAGTAATTTCTGTCTTAACATCCATTCCCATGCTCAGACCGATTCCTTCAGGAATCCATGCTAAGCATAGCGTATCACTACTTGAATCTGTAGCTAAGCGCTCGGAGCGATGGAATTTGAAACCTGCAAAGGTATCAATTTCACCAGCTACAAGAGCTTTCACCGTATTGTAATCTGAACTTTGGATCTCGGAATCATTTAACAGATCATAGAACTGATTGCTCTTCATAACAATATGGCGTGGTAAATCAGGATCAACATCAGAAGCATCCAAAATTTGCTTAGCTTGGAGTAGCTTTGTGATGTTCATATCCGTTGTGGCTGATACAGCAATCTTTTGAGCAGAGGGTAAAGCTACATTAGATGATGCGTCATCCTCATCAATACTAACGGCATTACCAGACATGGCAGCGATGATTATATCATCCATCTTACGCCCCATTGCCCATACCCCCGCTTTCATATAGTCGGAAGCAGGATCAGCTAACATTCGGACTTTATCGGCTTTGTCGATTAAGTCAGCCCAATTGTAGTCATCCATACTCACACGCCTACGTGAGTGGGGTGTAGAGATTAATGGAGTATCGGAATGTCGGCTCGTAATTTTTTGAGCCGATGTGCTACCGATTCTGTCAAAATGGTCGTACTTGCCTGATACATCCGTATTAACACGTACATAATCACGCAAACGTGACCCCTTTTGCTGTACCAAGTGCAAAAAAGTATCCCTAAACTTCTGGGCAAACGCTTTATTGACTTCGGTACTCATAATACACCTCTTATAAAAAGAGATTAAAAGGAAGAGTTATCTACACCATGTAGGCTCTTATTTGCGTGAAGCCTTAGTTATCCCCTTTGGGGGCTAAACCCTTCACAAAAGGCTTCTTAACGACCATGACGATCCTAGAAGCACCGGGGCATTGTGAGTAGAACTGGTTGGATGATGCTTGTCCTTCATAGTAAACACAATACCCATATTGTTCCGGTGTGGCCTTGCCGTTTACAGAGCGCTCTTTCACCACAAAGTTTTCACAATCGGAACAAATAATATCTTGATCTGTCACTCTTCTTCATCTCCATACATGGAATCATATAGACGATCCCTGTACGCTATAGCTTCAGCGTGTTTGGCGTGCTTTGCATCAAAGAGAGCTTCGTGATACTTATGTTGCTTATCCTTCATCAACGCATCGACTTCTATCTTAGCGGAATCAGCGTCTACCCCAGAGGTATCTTTGCCCATACCAGCCATCTCTGGATCGCTGAACCCTATTCCTATTTTATGTAGAAATCGTATAAAAGCAACATTATTGGAAACTCCAGACTTCTCCACAAATTCCTTCAAATCAGTATCAGCAAATTTATTGAATGCCCTTCTGGATAAGGCCAAGTTATTCCTGTATTGCCCCGTACCCCATTCTTTCTTGAGTACAGACTCGGCATCTACACGGGCTTGGGCTTTAGATGTCTCAACATCAACCATCGCACCCTCAATCATAGACGAATAAAAATCAATTGCCCCCTGTGCCTGAGTATTGGTTAACCCCTGCTGAAACGCTTTCTCCTTGAAATCTTTAATTTTCTGCTGATCCTCTATGGTCTGAGAATATTTCTCATCAATCTGAATGTCATACTTATCTGGGGCTTCAGGGCGACCTAGCTTGTTATAGAACTCGCCTCGCTCTTCATCTGTAGACTCCTCACCGGGGATTTTAGCCCGTGATCCCAGCATCTCTTGTAACTTGAGATAAGCACCGCCCAAGGCTCCTACATCTTCAAACTTCTTTAGCGTTTCGTTGTCTCGTAAATCTTCAGGTAAATGCTGCCCTCTCCATGAATCATCCTGCACTTCTGCTTCTTCTGTGCCTATGAGGTTCTCGCTTTGAACGGCCTCGTCAGTCATAACAACTCCTTTAGTTGGTTACAGGCAATTTTAGCCTTATCAAAATATTCTTGCTTTGTCATGGTCTTACTGTGTACCTCGTCATACATTTTCTTGGAATCACATACAAATGGTCGATTATTATAAATAGCGCAGAGATTGTCTTTTGTGAGATCAGGACAACCAATGACCTTGCAACACGCTCCACATTTTTCACAATCAAAATTCCAATCACTCACTATAGTTTTTCGCTTTTTGTTTGACTTCTTTATATGCGTTGATTTGGAACTTCAACCCAAGTACCAAGCCACGCCCGCCCTCATGGTAGTATGTAGTATAAGGATCATTGGGTACGGCTGATATCTGGTTGGAATACATATCGTCTAAAAAATTCAGTACCTTTTCTCCGTATACACCGGAGAATGTTTTAACAATGGCCTCCCTAATCTCCTCTAATTCATTGGACGGGGAACGCATCTGCACCTCCTAACGCTTTAACCATTGGTGCTGCCTTACCAGCACCTTCTGCGACCTGTGATGCTTGGGCAAGTTGCTCTTGCATCATCATCTTCTCTTGTCTCTGCGCCCTTAAAGCAGCCACTTCCTTCTCAGAACGCATAACTTCAGTCGGAACAGCCATTCTTTCACCGATAATTTCCAGAGCCTTATCCATATCAACATTATCAAGAATCTCAGGCGATACCGTTGCCATGTTTGAAGCGACTCCCAACCACCTTTGAATGGATGTGACATCCTGTATCTTCTGATTTTTAGCAAGCTGCCCAATGTACGCAATTTCGATTTCATCCAAACCCTCTAATTCAGGTGGTGTGGGTGGTAACACGCCAGCCCGATACATGATCCCAAAGCTACGCAGGATCAACGGGGTAAGAACCTCGCTCTCAAACCGGGCAACCGTGGGGCCAAGGAGTTTCTGGATTTGTTCTCGTACCGTCGCCACTTCTTCAGCGGTCATGTTGAGCTTCTCTGGTAGAACCAACTGATCCGCTAGGAATATGCCCCGAATAGATTTTTTCAGTTCATTGGCCTTGAGCGACGATAAGTCGAAACGGCCTTCAAATCTCAGGAATTTAAATCTTTCGGGTTCTCTGGAATAGTTTATAGCTGAAGGGGTCATCCTAAAGGTACCAATAATCCCTTGATCCGGGGCTATTAACGGGGGATGTACGGCAGTAGCAAGCCCCTTCAACTCTAATTCCCTTATCTTGTTGATCGTCTTGATATCTGGCATCGCAATATCCGCTGGGCTTCTGCCCCAGAGTTCCCCTGATGCCTTCTCAAATCTCCCTATAACGTAAGGTAGCTCATTGAATCCACTCTCTCTTAGTATCGTCTTGGAGTCATAGTGAATATCAACGGCAGCAAACTTCTTCTGTAGAACGTCCTGCGTCCCAGCCTTGTAATCTTCTCTCGGCATAACCACACGCACAAACGTAAACTGCTCATCCGGTGCTTCTTTAACAGCTTTCTTGATCTTGTCGGGTAGTTTCCTGCCCCCGAACATCTGTTTGGCTTGGCGTGCGGAGAACACATATTCCCAAAATACCGTATCTGGTTTACCACGCTTGTCCTCTGCGAATACAAACTGCCCCGTAGGAATTGAAGTGAATACTAGCCCACCAAATTCCGTGGGTTCTACCATGTCCTCTTCCAAGAGGATATTAATGGTTCCAAAAGATGTGAAGTCTAGGAAGGATTCGCCTATGACGGTGTAGAAATTGCTTTCGTGCATGGCGAAAAACATCTTCTGCGATACTTCGTGAAACCATTTCCTCACTTCCGGGGCTTTATTCAAGGGCGATAAAGCGTGGCCTGACGGAATAGACAACCCAAACCAAACCACTTGCTGTGGTGTTAGCGCATTCTGCATTGACATCGCCATGATTCGGCTGGCTTCTGGAGCCGTAGAATCAAACTGCTTATTGGTGAATCGCTCTGCGCTGATATGGGATGAGCTATCGACTTGTTGTTTGCGTGGTCTTATATAATCTCTGACATCCCTGAAGAAGGGTTCCCATAACATACGATCTCCCTTCAACTTGTCGTAGCGTTTCAATAACGCATTGGCTACAGACATATTATGCTCCTAGTAATGTTTTCTTCTCAATATCCGCAGCGCCAAGCAACCCACCAGCAACCGGGCCAGCTTTTTTCGTCGTACCCAATCGGATACGTCCCTTCTGTGTAGAGGGAACTAGCGGACGATTCTGAAAATACTTCGTTGGGGAGTCTCTTAATATTTCTGCGGTAATTGACTTATCCGTCTTATAGCCAGCCAAGGCATCTGTAGGTATCTTGCCGGGGGAAACCGCTTTAAAATATTGTCCCGTCGCACCTCTCTGCGAAATACTTTCTGGGTTGTCGTACATGAAATCAATATAATTCGATACCCCCTGCACTCGTAATTCCTCGGCTCTTTCGTCAACTAATCTCTGCTGCTCTGCTTGCTGTTGGCGTTGTATGGCTGCGTAATCCGGTTGTGGGGGCGCACTACGTCCACCACCAAAGATCCTTGCTATTGATTTAAACTTACCCATAGTATCTACTCCATCTTTAGAGAAAGTACGGGGCCATGCTCGACCAATCCAGACTTCTTCATTAAATTAATAAATAACCGCTGTTCCTTGTCAGCCAATTCCGCAGTAGCTGTAACGAACAGATGCGAACAATCTCTTTCCTTGGCCCACTTCAGTGAATGTGATATTAATTCTCTACTAGCATCCGTTCTTCTTCCAGATGAAAATATCCAAAACTTCCCTATATAGCAAAAGGGTCTGTCGTGGAACTCTAAACTTTCCGCAATCATTACACATCCGGTAATCTCCCCACCTTCTTCGGAAACCAGAACATCACACTCCTTATGATTAATATAGTCATAGAGGTATTTGAAGGCGTTCTTTTCGCTGTATGTAAGCCCATAACCACTCTCAGTATTACCGCCCTTAAACTTATCAACCAATGCGCAAGTATCTTCAGTCTCAGCTAACCTGACAACACTATGCTTTAAACTCCTCACGATGCCAATAAGCCCTTATTCGCTTTAGTGCCTACCGTCTTTTTCTTATAGTATAAGCTGGGTTGGTCTAGCTCGTCCACAGCGCCAAGCCCTAGTCCACCCCCCTCATTCAAAATCGTAGTTTCACGGGTATCCGTTTGCGCTAACCGTGTCATTTTCTTACGCTTTTCAGCATCTTCTTGCGCCCGTGTCACTACTTCAGGTTCAGGAAGTTCTGTCTTTGGCGGTAGATAATTGGCTGCCGGGGTCGCTGGCATCATTACTGGTGCCGGGGGTGTTGGTACTGATCCTTTTCCACCCATGATGCTATCTCCTATTTAAATACGTCGTATGTTGCTACTGCAACATCCTGTAGCTGTTTGATTGCAAGGTATCCCGCCTCAAATCCCAAAGAACAAGTTGATAGCGCATCAAAGCCATGTGAAGCCCAATTATGCAGGGGGCGGTTCTTATAGCAACCGTTCTTGTCATCCCATTCTTTACGGTAATTCTTCAAACAAGTCAACCCCCTAGCGCATTTATTTTCATCGAAGTAGAACTGGGGAAACAGGTTTCTAACACTCTCAATTTTATCCATTACATCGTTGGGGCGTGGCACCGTTTCAAAGATCAATCCCTGCTCCCTCGCAAACTCCTTACGGGTCTTGCCTATCGTGAAGTCACGCACCTCGATATCGTGGGGCGCTAGGTTCTTACCATAGCGATAATCCTTTGTTTTTAGCACGTTCACATAATGCGACAAACCTTCATCTGCGTTCTCGTAGTAGTCGATGAACCGCACGCAATCCTGATGTACCTGAAAAAACCAGATACAAGTAGTATCATTAATCCCCAAATCCCAACTCGTATGTACTGGAAGGCTGCGGATATACGGGATTGTGCTGATACGTTGTTCAAGATAAGCAGTCTGGAGATGACGTGAGAGATAGGCTCCTTCTATGCTTTGTTCAAACGCTTCTTTTGCCGTGGTGGGGTACTCTCGCTTAACGTCCTCACCCAGTTCGGCAACCTTCTTAGCATACCATGCTTTCTGTGTTTCCGAGAACTTACGGGACAACTCCTTACTTTGTTTCTCAAAGTAATCCTCTACATCAGGGGGTACTCTTGCGGAGGTATCCAGCGTATAAGCCTTCTCCCTATACCAAGGGAAGAAGAAAAACTTGTAGTCCATCGTGGTGAGGGTGCGTTTGGACAGGGTATCCAGTTCCGCATCACGACACTTGGTAAAAAAATCACCCTCATTCCCCATAGCCGTGGATTCTATGGCAAGCAGGGCATCTCTGGGTAAAGTCTCGATACTCCCTGTGCGCACTTCCCTCGCTTTCTCCGGTTCCTTGGCGCAAATCTTGCCGTACTCCGTAATCAGTAACTGGGAGAGTGTACCCGACCTCATCGAAGTGGAAACCCTGAAAGCAGAACCATTACTGAAAATCAATCGCTTGCCTTGTTCACTTTCCAGCCTGATCGTACTGTAAATCAAGTCACGTAGGGCAGGAATATCCCTTGCCACGCTATCCCACACGTCCTTAACCTTGGTGCGGAAGATTTCCTCTGCGTTCTCACGGGTATCCGCTATAATTCCCGCTTCCCTATTAGGATTAAACAGGCAATCATCCAGAAACAGGATGGAATAAAACGTAGTGACCCCCAACTGACGTGCCTTTAAAACAATGGCACGGTTCCACATCCCGTCATACAGTTCTTTCTGCGCCCAATTCAAACGAAACGGGATGAGTGAACTGCCTTCCTTGGGTCTAATATGGTAAAGATTGTTTAATCGCCATGTACGGCTCTTAATTAGACGTACTAGGCTCTGTTGTTTCTTTTTCGCCACTATTTGCCTTTGAATTGTAGTCAAATCCAGTTTTGCGTTCTTGTATTTGCAGCATCGCTTCAGCAATTGGGTTCATGGCATTCGCCATGCTGTGACTTTCCATCTGTATCTGCTTCATCTCTGGGTAAACAAGTCGCATAATCTTCAAAACAATATCAGACTTAACTTTCGGGGGCGTGTCGATGTCACGATATAGCTCGACAGCCTCTCTTAGTGGTTCAAAATTCAACTTATTCAGGACTTCACCGACCAATCGGTTCTTATTAATCAGATTCTTTGGTCTGCCGGGGCCAGCCATCCCCCCTTTTACAAACATCGGTAGTTTAGTCTCTTCTGCCATCCCACATCTCCCAATCATTTGGCGGTTTACGGTACAACATCGGCTTTGCAGGGATCACATATCTCATATTGGTAGAAAATAAATACACTTCCTTGTCATGGTAGGAGTATTCCTCACACCCATTGACCGGATATTGCGCCAGTATAGGGTACGAATACCATACCAACCCATCTTCTTCCTCAAAGAGTACAACAATCCCTAGAGAAAAGTGTAGCTGCCACTCCTTCATTGTATCAAAGTGGGGTTTCGGTTCAGGCGGTTGTGCAAGAACCGGAGAAGCCAGTAATAGAAGAACTGGCAGCCATTGGTACCACTTTACTTTCTGTCCATGCCCATTTTCCATGTCGCTGCGCCACCGATCCCCATCATACCCCATGCTTCCGGTGAGAACTGGTGGTATCCAAGCATCTGGCACACAACCATTCCCATCCCGACGACCATCAGAAGGTATGTCTTGCGTCCGGGCATTATTTTGTCGATGAATCCAATTAACATTTCCATTACCGTTCTCCTATGATTAATCATCGTTACATTCAGATAATCGTTTTACCATATCGTTCTCAAAATGCAAGCGTTCAGATACCCATTCTTCGGAAACCGAGTATCGCCCATTATCCAGAGCAATCATCTCACCGCTTTCCAGAAGAACTACCCTTCCTGCGCAACTTGTTAAAAATACTAGAGAGAGACACCACATCACGATCAGCCAACGCATTATCAATATCTTCCTCATTGCTCTTCCATTGGCGTGCGTGCTTTGTTTTGAAAACACGCTTGAGCGTATCCCTAGCCAATCCAAAGATGGCTGCGATTGCGTTCCACATAGGTTCGGCTCCAATTTATAAGGGCAACTACTCTTCTTGGGTGTCCCTGTCTTTCTTAGCAAGGTAAACCATGTAGTCAGGTTCATTGTCCTTCTCCTTGAACGTATTCTTCATCACCAATAGCTTAACACCGTAGGTAAAGGTACCACTAAAATACGTATTATCATTCTTGTCCTTGTTCTCCCATAGTCCACCGATCTTCAGTAAGTCGCTCATGTCTTTTTTAAATCCTTAATTTGAGGTTGGAGTTCATTGCTTCCTGCTTCGATGTGCCACGAATGCCCAAGGTCGTTAAACTCAGGCAAGTTCTTCTCATTCCACTTCAGCATCATTAAATTTGCGGTTGCATGACCAATATGATCTTCCCTGTGATTGCCTTCCCTTAAGAAAAGCATGATATGACGTATGGCGTGATTGATGAGTACCGAGGTTTTCAATCCCTTTTTCCAATTGTTGTCTCCGTGGTGGATTGACCCTTCGTGCATCGCCCTAGCTACCGCTTCCACTCCTTCTGGCGGTACCAAATCATACCTTTCCCCTTGAATATCAGCGCTTCTGCTCGCCCCTGTCTCGTATGTAGTTTTTTTAGACACTATACCCCCTTTCAACCATATTAATCTTAACCTACCCTTGATGGGTTGTCAACGCCTTTTGCCCTTTAGGGCGGTTCTAATAAATTATTTCTTTTTTTTATAGTTCGATTATACCATATTTTTCATTCAATGTCAATAGGACATTTGTGGTACCGATAATGTCCTGTCGATTTTTTTTCAGCAATCCAATCCCGTTTTCCATGAAAAGCACTACCCCCCTAAACCACCGCTTTTGGAAAATTGTGTCGTCCTACGGATGAGATATAAGAATACGCATAAATTCCCAACTTTCCGGGTCGCCTATTCCTAGAAAAGGGATCACATATGCGTTTTTCCTTTAGACCTGTCATGTTACGGGCTACAACTTAAAGTGGGGTCTCACGTAACTACCCATAAAAGAGAGAGAAAAACAC